GCGCGGCCCTCATCATCCAGCTTCTCCTCATTGAAGAAAATACAGTTACCGCAAGCGCGACCCTCAGGCACATCCTCGCTAGTAGCAGGCCGGTAGTTGTCCGGTAGTTCTCTAGCTTCTGTCATCAGTCATTCTTCTGAATCTGTATAACGTGCATCACGGGATCGCCTTGTGAAGAAAACGCATAAAGCTCATCACCAGGGCGCAAAGTCATAGAAAGAGTTTCGCCATTATGAATGTGCAAGCCAGTTGTCGCAGTGACCGCGCTATCCCCAAGAAAAGAGGTAGTGCTTGAAGCGTGATCACCCTCATGGACAATCACATCTTGTGGCATGTTGTCAGCTGATGCAATCCTCACGCGGGTGCCCTCAGCGACTGTATATTGCGCGTTGGTCAGCGCCATCAAGTCACCTCATCCTTATACACCGAATCAGGATCCTCAGGATCCACCTGCGCTACACCCTGCAACTGGACTGAAGCCAAACCAGTGTGAGCCACAGCAGGCAACCCAATCATCTCCATAGCCTCAGCGGGGTCGAACCCAGCAAACACCAAATCGCGCACCATTTGAATCTTCTCGCGTTGCGCCTTCACACCAGACTCGGAAAGGTTCACATTAGCGAGAGGCACGCGCACCGCCTCAGCAGCATCGCCCTCCTGTGGTGATAAGTCCTCCAAGCGGCGCACGTCATTGATCGCCAGGAACCCAGACTGCAACCCAGTGCTATACGCGCTAAACCGGCTCTGAATGTCAGCCCGCAACAAACCATTCATGTTGAACTTGATGAAACTCTCAGCGCCGCCAGGGTAACGCGACATCAGAGAACTCATCGCATCCTCAATCTTTGTCACATAAGGGCGCAACGTGTGAGTCACAAAACCAAGCATGTTCTGCTCAACGCTCGAATAAGTGTTGGTGCCTGGAAGGTTCAGCATGTGTGACGGTATCCGCCAGATCCGTGCAATATCCTCCACAGCCATTCTGCGGGCCTCTAAAGCTTGTGACTTCTCAGGGTCTGCCTGTGTCGCTTTGAAGCTCGCACCACCGCTTAGAATCCCTGTGCGCCCACTCTTACGCCACCCCTTGTGAGCGTTGTCAAATGACCCGCGCAAAGAATCAGCCTGCTCCAAAGTCAGAGCGCCAGGGTACTCAATGACACCCTGCAAAGTTGTGCCCTGCCCAAAGAAGGTAGCCGCGTAAAGTTCCAACGCCTTAGACAGTCCGAGGTTCTCTTTCAAAGCGTGAACCCGCGACACGCCGCGCACCGTACCAGGGCGCAACAAGTCAGGAATGTAAAGAATCTGCTCAGAGGTTAGTGGCCTGTCCTCGCCCTGCACAGTGAACACCAGCAAGCCCTTAGGGCTACGGGTAATCTCCACAGTGTTCGGGTTCAACACAACCAGGTTCACAACCTCGCCAGCGCGGTTACTGAAAACACGCACAAAAGCGTTACCATCCACCAGCAACGAAACAAGCAGGCTGTTATAGAACACTGCGTGCCCGTTGAAGTTCACATCAGGCTGTGACACCCATGAAGGCTTAGGCCGGAAAGGTCTACGGTTCCCATCGGAACGGATAAAGCAATCCACCGGCAAAGTGCTAATGGTGTCAGCGATCAGAGACACAGCAGAGTGAACCGCCGCAATGGTGAGCGCGTTCGCCTCATCAATGTGAGTGCCTGACTGATTGCCCAAAGCAATGTCATCACCAGTCTCCCAAATTGACTGGAAACTAATTGCCCGATCTTCCCAAAGTTTATTGAATACCACTTAACGCCCCAAAGCTAATCCGAGTAAAACTAGAACAGCGCCACCCACCACAAGCCCCACAGGGACAGAGATAAGCATCACGCCTGCAACGACTGTCGCTGCGCCTACTATTTGCAAAGTTGAACTAAACATCACACCTATCCAAAGAATTCAGGCACTGGTTCTAGTTTAGCGCCTGTGAGTGCCCTATCTACTGCAAGCACCATCGCAACAGCAGCATCAATCTTGCGCGGGCTGTTTCTAGAGTCTTTCACGATGCGTGGCCCCATGTTGTCAATCTTTGTGACCGCGTTGCTGAGGTGTCTGGCAAGTATCGGGTTCCCGTCATGGATAAGCCTCGACTCCATCACAGCATCAAAAACCTTGCTGCAGGCAGGCACCATTCTTCTAGCCGAGGTGCTAGGCCATTCGACAATCGGCACACCCTTATCCTCCAAAACCTGCATCGAACGTTGCCAGCGGAAAGGGTCACACGCGACCTCACGCACCTTAGGGTGAGCCTGACAGAAATCCAGCACAGTCTGTTCAACCTCAGCAATGTCCACACGCCAATCATCATCATGGACGTTCAGGTCTTTCTCCCACGACTTCACCAGAAACACCTTCACCGGCTCATCATCCTTAGGCACAACCGCACCCACAATGACTGAGGCATCCCCACTGAACGACCCGTCAAATCCCAACACAATCTCATCATCAGGTGACACCACAAACTCACCCTCGCACGCCTCCCAGGATCCGGTTGGCAGCCACGACATCTGCGAACTCACCCACTGGTTACAACGCTTGGTTCTGAACTCAGCCTCAGGGGTGCGCCTCACAGCGCTCTCGAAGTCGCTCACCGCGTTCAAGTCCCCAAACCCAGGGTTCGCCTCCATCCAAGTTTCAGGGTTCTTATGATCGGCTTCTTCCGCTGACTCCCACCACGCCATGAAAAAACTAGGGTCATCCACCTCACCACGCGCAACCTTCTGCCCGTACTGGTAGAGCGAATAGGCGATCGAGTCGCGCCCTGTGCTGTCAGCTTTCACCCCAGCGGTTGTGATGCCGATAAGTGTGGCGAGCTTCCCACGCGCACCCATAGCCAAAGAAAATGTGTCGTAAAGGTCGCGGTTCTTCTGAGCGTGCACTTCGTCCATAACGGTCATTGTGGGAGATAATCCCTCCTTGCTATAGGCCTCAGCAGACACCACACGATAAACAGAACCCAACCTGGGCAACTCAATCGCATCCCGATAAAGCTTCGTGATTGCAGACAACTCCTCGCTCGCCTCAATCATCCGCTTAGCATCTTGAAAGACGATGCGAGCCTGTTCTTTCTCGGCGGCTACGCTGTAACACTCCCCTCCTTTAGGCCCAAGAATCAAACCATAAAGAGCAATGACAGACCCCAGTGCTGACTTCCCATTTTTCCGAGGCATGCCCACAAGCTGAGACTGGTGACGATACCCGCCACCCTCAACAGCGAACAAGTGTTCGAGTAAATTCACCTGCCAGGGTCGCAACTCCAAAGCCGCGCCAGTCTTACCCGCCACAGAATCCTTAGTGATAATCCCAAACGCCTCAGCGAATAACGAAACAGGTTCAAAGTGCCTACCGCGCTTTATCGCCTCAGCAGGCACAGGGGTCAGCCACCGAGGGGGCCAGCTACTCTGCTCCATCCTCAAACCTGCTCGCCCTGCGATCCATCAGCTCCTCAAGTTTCGACTTCGCCTTCACCTCAGCGACACCAAGCTTCGAGCGATCAGAAGGCGTGAACCCGAGCAACGACAGCGAGGACTGAATCAGTTTCTCAGTTTCAAGCAAAGACATGTTCACCTTGCGCTCAGTAGGATCCGCAAGAAACTCCTCACGCAAAACCTCACGCCTATCCAAAAGCTCACACACCATCTGCAAAAGCTGAGTGTCAGTCTTTGGGCTAATCCACAACCCACCAAACCCAAACACCTCAGCCCACAACTGATAACCCGCATCACCCAAAGGGCGCAACGGTTCACGATACCCACCCTCAATCTCCATCAAAGAACCCTCCCCAGGGATCGGCCTTCTGCCAGGGTTCCCCAGCTTGCGTTTCAACTCAATCGGTTTAGCAGCATTAGACATTGCTTGGCCTCTTTTGAAAATAACCGTCAATCACATCACGGGCAATCTGCTGATTCTTCAACGGTCTACGCTTCAAACGCTCCAAACACACAAGCCTGCCAGGGTTCATCTCCACAAAACGCGCACCCGCATAACGATAAATAGACCGCTCATCATTGCTCGGGTCAGTGTGAATAATCCAAACACCCATGCGCCTCTGCCCCTGAGCAACACCCAACGCAGCCTTCACCGCTGCCTTCCGAGCAGACCGCGCCACAGTCCTAACCGAATCCGAATAAGTAAAAGGTTCAGTGCCCTCAGGAGAAAGAGCCAAAGCAATCCGATCCATGTCAATCACAATATCCCCAGGGTTACAGCTCTCAGCAATGAAAGTGGACTTGCCGCCACAAGGCGGGCCGGTCACAACAGTAAGCATGTTTACTAGGCTACCCCAAAACCTTTGAAGTGCGCCTATCTGCAAAGTGGTGGGCTACGGGGTGCTGGCTCTATCAGTATTGATGTTTTACCCCGCCCCTATAAGATGCCGGTGGGGGTGTGGGGTGTCGTGGATGCTTTGACAGTCGAACACTTGTTCTAAGTGGATGTCAATGATTCAGCAGTTTCATTGTGTTGCTGTGAGTTGCGGTGGTGGTGGGTGGCTGGTGGTGGGGTGCCCTGCCTACCCCCCCCTACCCCTACCCCCCTAAGGTTTTGTTCCCCCTGGATTGATTACAGAATGAGTGTGTGATGG